TGGCCTCGGTGGTTCGGGTTGCGTTGCTGCCGACCGGCTGCCAACTGACGCGGATGCGCCAGTGACCATCGTCGCCACCCGGGGCCAGCGTGACGCCGAGGATGTCGGCCCGGCGTTCCCACATGGCGAGTGCGGCCAGGACGTCGCCGACCACGTTCGGCAGTGCGATGTCGACCGGCGCATCGAGCCACTGCCAGGCGTCGCAGCCGAATAGCGGTTCCAGCGGCACGCTGCCGCGCCGGGTGCCGAGAATGGTGCGGATGCACTGGTCGATGTCGTCTACGTCCTCGACCACCGCGCCCTGTTCGCCCAGCGCCAGTGACCAGTCGGCGGACTGGATGTCTGCAAGGATCATTTGCGCTTCCGTTTCTTCGCCGCCGCGCTGGCTTCAGCATGGGTACGCAGCCGCTGGCCGGTCACCGAGACGTCCCAGCCGCTGCTGCGGGTGATGTTGTGCCGGGCTTCCGACAGCAGGTAGTCGCCGTCGAGTTTGCCGAGACAGGCGATGTTCAGCGTGTTGCCGGACAGCAGGCGCGGGTCGCCGACCAGTGCGAACTCGCCTTCGACCGCTTTCAGGTTCTTGTCGCGCAGGGCGGCTTTTGCCATGGCGACGGCCTGCTGCTTGCTCTCGGCCCGGGTGTTCAGCTTCAGGGTGTCGGCCTTGTCCTCGATGACCTTGTCACCACGCTTGCGCTTGGTGGTTTTGGCCTGCTCGGTATGCTCGACCAGCTTGCGGGTTTTCGGATCAAGGTAGGTGACCGACACGCTCTTGTAGGTGGCATTGGTCTTGTCGCGGATACGGTAGCTTTTAAGTTGCTGGCGCTGGCTGATGGTCAGTACCGCGTCGCGGTCGTCGACCGCCGACAGTGGCGCGACGAACAGTTGCTCGCCGCGTACCGACACCATGTGGCCGTACTGCTCGGCGATCCGCTTCAGGAAGCCGAGGTCGGTTTCCTGATTCTGGGTCAGCCGTTCCAGCCGCACCGGTTCCGGGTCGCCGATCAGGCTCAGGCCGTTGCGCTGTGCAACCTGGCGCGCGACGCTGGCCAGGGTCTGGCCGTTGTAGGCCCGGGTCTGCCGGGTCCGAACTGCACGGGTGATGCCGGACGCGATGGCCTTGATCGACACTTCATCCGGTGGGCCGCTGAGTTCGCACTCGTCGACCTCAAAGGTGCCGCACGGCAGCATGGCTTCACCGGCGTAGCCGAAGCTGGCGACGATCCGGTCGCCTTTCTCCGGGTACCAGCCATGGGTCCAGCGGCCGTGGCTGTTCTCCAGCACGATTTCCAGTTCATCGGCTTCGCCGCTGCGCTTGTCCTGGTAGACCAGGCGGATGAAGTCGCGGCTGATGTCGGCGGTGATGTCGCGGCCTTCGTAGCGAATGAAAAAGACCAGGCGTCGCGGCCCGGTCTTGTGGGTGGTCACCGTTTCCATGGTGGCAGTTCTTCCTTGCTCAGCATTGGCTCGTCGTCCTCCAGCACCGGAATCCGCACCGTCAGACCGGCGCCCAGTGTCGGCAGCAGGCGCAACTGCGGATTGGCATCGATGATCGGGTTCATCAGCGCCGCGTCACCGTAGTAGTGCCAGGCCAGCAGGTCCCAGCGGTCACCGTCGCGGGTCAGGTGTTCCAGATAGTCCATGTCAGTTCCGGGTGATTTTGGTGAATTCGACCCCGTCCTTGTTCTTGATGGTGGTCGTGCCGGGGCGGGTGACCTTGGTGCCGGTTACCTTCTTGCTCCGGCCTTTCTTGCGGGCCGGCGCCTTCTGTTTCTTGCGCGCCCTGGCCGCTTCGACCGGCACCTGTGGCTCGACGTATTCGATCAGGCTGACCGAAGCGGACACCGAGGTCAGTTCGCCGAAGCGGGTGGCGGTCTGCCCGGTCACACGCAGTTTCTCGATCACGAACTGGCCTTCGACCACGCCGTTACCCCAGATCAGCGGCATGGCTTCGGCTGCCAGCCGGGCGTCATCGAGCCGTTTCAGTTCGGTGGCCGGATCGCAGTAGTAGTCGTGAAACGCCAGTTCGATGCTGATCTCGTCCAGTTCGTCGCCGGTGCGCTGCAGGATCGGCTTGCCGTCCAGTACTTCATGCCGGGCGAACTTGGTCGCCTTGTTGACCTCGATGCCGTCAAAGTAGGTGATCAGCTTGAACTGGATCGTGCCCAGCAGTGCAAACATGGGGGGCCTCCTTAATAGGCGGTACGCGCCTTGTTCTCTACCGCCTGGCTGACCAGGCGCAGGAGCTCGTCGCGGTGCGCGTTGAGCATGGCCTTGAACTTCTCGGCCGTGCCCGGGATCGGGTCGCCTTGGATGGTCAGTGACGGGTTGTAGGTCAGGTTGACCTGTGGCACGACGGTCTTGCCAGTCGGTGGCGTGGCGCCAGCCTGCTGCCGGGCGGCCGGGTTCAGCGGCACCGGAGCCGGTACTGGTCCGGCTGGCGCCCCCAGCCCGGCGGCACGTGGTGCCGTCACCGGGGGCGTGCCGGTTCTGGCGAGGGGTGTGGGTTCGCCGGCCGCCAGTTTGCCGCCGGCGTAGGCGCCGAGCTTCTGGCCGGCAAAGGTGCCAATGGCGCCGCCGATCAGCCCGCCGAGCGCAATGCCGATCGGGCCACCCAGCGCACCGATCAGGGCGCCGGCCTTGGCACCGGCCAGTCCGCCGGCGAGGCTCCCCGCCGCGCCGCCATAGCCGGCCCCCTTGTCCTTGCTGGTCTTGGCGTTCTGGTAGGTGTCGTATGCCTGATACATCGAGGCGCCGACGGCCAGCAGCCCGCCGGCGTTGCGACCGACAAAGCGACCGGCGGTCTTGAGGCCGCCGGCGAGACGTGGCAGCCAGCCGCGACCGGCGCTGCGCGGTGCGCCGGGCCGGTTGTTGCCGGGCGGTGCGTTGCCCTTGCCGGGCTTGCGTTTCTTGCCGCCCCGATCGCCGTCACCACCACCGTCAAAACCGCCCCCCGGCCAGTTGGTCACCCAGACGCGCTGGACCTCCATGCCGGCCGCCGCTTCGCCTGCCTTGCCGGCCGCACCGCCTTTCTTGCCGAACAGTCCGCCGAGCTTTGCCAGCGGGCCGAGCGCATAGCCGGCCAGCCGGCTGACGGTACCGAGCGTGACGGCGACCGCACCGCCGACCAGCAGCAGCGCACCGAGTCCGCCAGCGGCCAGCCCGGCGGCCTTGGCCAGCTTTGGATGCTCGTTGATAAACGTGGTCAGTTGGCTGGAGGCTTCACCCAGCCACTCGGTGACCGCTTTCAGTTCCGGCGCCACCTGGGCACCGAAGGCGGCCAGCGAGTTGGTGAAAGCGCCTGTTGCCGCGTCCCACAGGTTTTTCAGCGTGCCCAGTTGTTCGTTGACCCGGGTCTGCAGATCGGCCTGACGGGCCATCTTGTCCACGGTCTCGTTGTAGCCGTCGGCCCCTTTTTCGATCAGCTTGGCCAGCACCTGCAGGGTCTCGGCGTCATCGCCGAAGATGCTCTTGAGCGCCTTCAACTGATCGACCTTGTTCAGCTTCTTCAGCTTGTCGAGCTGGAACATCAGGTTCGCCATGCCGCCGAATTCACCCTTGCCATCGGTGAAGTCGAGCTTGATGCCCTTCTTCGCCAGACCGGCATTGGCCTTGGCGACTTTCTGCGTGTCCATGCCAAGCTGGACGGTCTTGCGCAGCGCGTTGCCGGCCGCTTCGCCCTGCATGCCCATCTGGTCGAACATGACCGCGAACGGGGCCATGTCCTGGGCGGCCTTGGCGCCTTTCACGCGCATGGTGTCCATGGCCGGCGCCATCTTGGTGAAGAACGACAGCATGTTGCCGTCGTTGACGCCGAGGTAGGTCGCCCGCTGGATGGTATCCATCAGGCCCATCATGTCGCCTTCGACCGTGCCGGTGGCGTCCTGCATCTTGGCGACGAATTCGGCCGCCTGTTCCGGCGGTTTCTTCAGCATCACGCCGAGATAGGCCGACGCCTTGCCGACACCGCCGAGGATGGCGTCGTAGCTGATGCCCTGCTTGACCAGCTCGGTCATCATGTTCTGGAAGTCGGCGGTGGTGCCCGGCAGCTTGTCGCCGAGATCGGTCGCCAGCTTGTTGATCTTGCTGAAGCGTGCATCGAGCTCGCCGCCGGCGCCGAGCATCGCCACCTTGAGGCCGACCGAGGCGTCCTCGGCGTCAGCAAAGGCTGCGATCGGTTTCTGCATCATGCCGGACAGCAGGGCGCCGTCGCCCATGGCCTTGCTGCCAAGGCGGTCCAGCCGGTCGGAGAACGCATTCATGCGCTGGTCCAGCCGGCCGATGGCACCGATCGACTTGCCTGCGGCCGAGCCGAATACGCCCGACATCTGGTCGACGGCTTTCAGTACGATGCCGAACTGGATCAGGTCCATGCGGGTTCCCAATGAAAAAACCGCCCGAAGGCGGTTTGTGGTGTGTCTATTCCGATGGGCGGTTCAGGTGGTTGTGATACGCCACCGCCTGCCGGCACCAGAAACCCAGGTCAGCGGCCGGCATGGTGTCCAGCTCGGCCGCAGACCAGCCCGTTGTCGCAATCAGGTGCATCAGACAGAGGAGATCGGGCGTCTCCTCCTCCATCAGTTTCCCTCGACGAGCCCCTGCAGGCGGGCGACGTCCCGTGCCGGCATGTCGTCCAGCTCTTCGACCACGATCGGCTTGCCGTCGAGGGTGGTCAGTTGGGCGATCATTGCGAACAGGAAGTCGTGGCCGGCTTCGGTCTGCATGCGGCGGGCCTGACGGATATGGCGGCCCAGTGCCGGCACGACCACGGCCAGGCGGCCGTCGCTCAGCGGGATGCCGCCCGGTGTCGCGTCGGGGGCCACGGTTTCGGTTTTCGGTTTGTTGCTCATGTTCAGATTCCCAGAATGTTGCGCAGGTTGGACAGCAGGTCTTCGCCGCCAATGGCAAAGATCTGGTTGATCACGTCGATGTCGACCAGGGTTTCATTGCCGACGATTTGCTTGATGGCGTGGACGGCGAATTTGGTCGGCACGTCTATGGCCTCGCCGCCCTTGTGTTCGCCCAGGCCGAACGATTTCGGCAGGACGGTGATGTGGGTGACCACTGCCACTTCGCTGCTGACGCCGCCGGCGCCATCGAACACGCGCTTGACCGAGCGGATCTGCAGCGAGGTGGCGACACGCGGGTTGAACAGCGAGCGGGCCAGGCGGCGGTCGTAGCTTTTCCAGCCGATTTCCATTTCCAGCTTGTCCAGTCCACCCGGCAGTTCGAGCGAGCCGATACCGCCGGTCGGTTTGCGCTCGTTGGTACGGAACTGGATTTCGGGCAGTTTGACCGTTTCGGTTGCGCCGAAGTAGCTGGTGCCGTTGACGTAGACCACGCCTTCCCGGATTTCTTCGAGGATCATTGGCTGCCTTTCAGATTGACCAGGTACTCGCTGGTCAGCTCGCTTTCAAAGGTGCCGCGCTCGAATGGCGGCGGCGGGGTGAACTTGTAGCTGAAGCGCACATGGCCGTTGCCCAGCTCGGTCTCGGTCTGCCGGTCCGGGTCGTACCAGCACACGCCGTCGAGGATGGCGCTGTCGCCCCGGAGCTTGCGCATGAACTGGCTGACCGATTCGACGATGGTGTCGATCAGTGCCTGGTTGACCGGCCGGTCGGCGTACTGCAGTGCGTTGTAGCGGATCGACTCGTCGATGACGTCCTGGGTGCGGGTGACGGCGATGAAGGTGCCGAGTCCGGTTTCGCTCGGGAAATTCGCCAGCCGGTTGCCCCATACGCGAAAGCCGCTGCCGAAGCTGTTGAACACGGTGACGATCCCGGCTTCGTTCAGCAGGTTGACGTCGCTCTGCGCGTCGTCGATTCGTGCCGACAGGTCGAATTCCAGCCCGACGATGCCGTTGATTTCGGTGTTCGACGGGCTCCACCAGTAGCCATTCTCGTAGTCCTTGGCGGCCATCACTCCGGCCAGCCGTGCCGACAGCGGTTGCAGACGGTTGCTTTCGGTGGCCGGGTCGTAGACCTTGACGTGCGGGTAGCACAGGATCGCCGCCCGGTTCGAGGTGTTGAATGGCGAGTTCGCCACCGTCGGCCCGCGCATGGCGATGGCGCCGGTGCGGGTGGTGCCGATCGGCGCGTCGACCAGTGCCTTGGCGCCGAGCTTGTCACCCCAGGCCACCAGTTCGCTGGAGATCGAGGCCAGGCTGGCGTAGCCGGGGGCGATCAGGATCTTCGGGAAGAAGCCGAATTTCTGGAAGGTGTCGTCGAACAGCTTCATGCCGCTGCGCTTACCGGTCAGGGTGTCGATGGCGCCAATCAGCTCGGCCGGGGTGACCAGGGCCGGGTTCGCGTAGCTGTACGCGAGCGTGACCGCCGTGGCACCGGCCGGGATACTGCCGCTGGCGAGGCGGGCGATCCTGCCGTTGACGGCGTCCACGCTGTAGTCGGTGCCTGCCGTATAGGTCGTGGCGCCGTCGGCCGATTTCAGTACCAGATCAGCGATGGCCGGGTGGGCGGTCTTCAGGATGCCGGTGGCCGGGTTGAAGCTGGCCTGCTCGCTGGGGACCAGCGATTTGTGGATGGCCGGGTCCAGCACGTTGATGACGATGACGGTGCCGACGCCCTGGTTGTAGATGGCGTCGAGTGTGTCCGGGATGCTGAAGCCGCCCAGTTGCGGGCCGAACACGGCGCCGTTCTTTTCGGTCAGGCACAGGGTCAGCTCGTTGACTGGGCCGGCCGGGGCGCAGCCGATCAGGCCGATGACGGCGCTCTTGACCACCTGTACCGCACGCGGGCTGCGGTCGACGCGGGTGGTTTCCACGCCATGCAGATAGTTAGCCGGCATCGCGGGCCTCCTTGCGTGCGGGTTTGTTCGGGGTGTCCAGTGCGGCCAGGTGCCGGAGCCGTTCCAGACGCCGGACATCGTCGTTGTCGACGGGCAGGGTGTAGTCCTGACCATTGACCAGCACCACCTCGCCCTGGCCGGGCAGGTGCAGGCCCGAAACCGGGCCGGTATAGCGATAGTTCACGGTGTTTCCTCGGGAATGGGGGAGGGCCACAGCGCACGCGCCAGGCGCGGGCCGGCTGCGGGGTCGTCCAGGTGCAGCACCGGGACCGGGCAGGACAGGGTCAGGAATGAGGACCAGACGCCATCGAGCGGTTCCGGCACGCTTTCTTCTTCCAGTTGCAGCCGGCCGGCCGCACCGGACGGCAGGAAGCCGACCATCAGGTAGCGTGCCGAATCGATCAGCCCGTGCAGGCCGCCGTCCTGGCGGCGATGGCGGTGGCGCAGCAGCAGTTGCCAGATCTGCCGGCGCGATTCGACGCTGCCGGCAGTGCTGTTCTGCGGCCGGCCGCCCAGGCCAGCGTAGTAGACGCAGACCTGGCCGCTGGCGAACGGCCGGGCCAGTCCTTCGACCGTGTCCGGCAGCGGGATGACTTCAACTGCGTCCGGCAAGCAGCCGCGCAATCGCTGGATCAGGCTGTCCTCGATCTGGTTGAGCATGGGGGGTGTCCTCGATGTCGGAGAGTCGGGCTTCGATCAGCTTGCCGTCGCCGACGTAGCGCACGCTGCGCACGTAGTAACGGCCGGTTTCCCGGCCGTCTTCCGCGATGGTCAGGATTTCCACCTGGCCGGTGTCGACCGCGGCCTTGAGGCCGGGGAAGACGTGGCTGTGCGCGGTCAGGACGAAGTCGGTGAAGTCGAAGCGGCTATTCAGCCCGCTTTCGCCCGGGGCATCGATGCCGATGCCCTTGGTCGGCGACTCGAACAGGACCGGCTGGCGATTGACCGGGGGGCCGCCGAGCGACGAGGTCCAGCTCGCCGTGGCACCGAAGGTGTCGGCCAGTTCGTCAAAGGCGGCGGCCTGTTCTTCCGTCCAGCTCATGGCTGGTCCCCGGGATCGTCCTGCCCGGGGTCGCCAGGGAGGTCGGTGGCGGGGTCGGGGGCGGCCGGTCTTCTGGCGGCCCTGGCCGGTTTGCCACTCTGTTCGGCCAGGCCGAGCTCGTCGACCAGCCGGCGTGCTTCGTCGTCGCTGACCTCGATCTGCTCGCCGGCGACGGCGACGCCATTTTTGTGCTCGTAGCGGCACAGCAGCGTGATTTTCATGGTGGGCTCCTTACAGCACGGTGGCCGACAGCGAGGCGTTGATGCGGTACGGCACCACCAGCGGCGCGGACTGGGTCAGCAGCCAGCGCACCGACGGGTCTTTTTCGACCCAGCTCTTCGGGAAGTAGGGCAGCGGCTGGAAGCCGGCTTCTTCGTCACGGATGACGCCGAAGGCGCGGTAGCCCTGCAGGCCGTCGGCCGACGACAGCAGTACGCTGCCGGCCGGCAGCATCGGCTTTTCCTGGTTGTCGACCGGGTCGACGTACCAGTCGGCGTAGGTGTAGATGTCGAAGCCGTCGATGCTGCCCATGAACTTGCCGCCGTCGCCGGCCGCGGCCGGGGTCAGTCCGCTGATGTTGCCGTTCAGGCTGTTCCAGCGTTCCTTGACCGCCGGGTTGTCGCGGAAGCGCTTCCACGCGTTCGGGTCCATAACGACTTCGCTCGGGTAGACGCCCGATTTCTGCGCCACCAGCAGCTCGCCGAGGCCGCTGCGCCGCGACAGGCGCTCGATGCCGTGCAGCGTCTGGTCGCGCGTGGCCACGTGCTCGGCCTCGAACACCGG